CATTTAGGGACTCTTCAACTTTATATGGTAACTTTTCGTCATGTCCACCATCTCTGACCTCTTTAGCCAAATCAGCATCTGCTTTTTGCCAAGTACCATCCCCTTTTTCAAGGAATGCATTTACACGTGCATATCCCCATTGTTCTTGCGTAGCTCCTGGATGATGACTAGAATTCCAAGCTCCCATTCCTCTACGCATTACTGCCCTAATAATTCCGATTGGAACTCCAGACTCTTTTGCCTTTTTATCCAATGCTTTATTGATTGCAGCATTATCTAGTTCCTCTCTAGATGTTTCTTTGTCTTCCTTTTCGGAAACAAATTTTGGAGAATTATCGTGCCCACATTCATGACAAATATAAACATCATCTCCACCCTCTTCGAGCCTCCATTTCCAGCCGCATTCATCGCACTTTATCTGGTTCGCCGAAAATTCTTCGAATGTTTTTAGTTTTTTCATAGATTATATATCTTATAAATAAGATGATGAAAGTTCTTTAAGATGATTTAAAAGGGATCTGTCTTCTATCTTATGAATTATTTTCATTCCAGGCTGTTGTCTTTTAAGTGCAGTTATAGTATTACCTGTGTGAAATGTAATATTGTGTAATTGTACAACTTTAGGGTCCATTTCAAAAATACACCCAGCGAATTGGTCATCCTTTGTTTGTAGCGGTACTGAAACCCAATAAACCCGATGGGCATTCATGATTTTATTGTATTGACTCTTTGGAAATGAAAATGAATCATAATAAATTAATGGTGCATTTGTTTTTACCTCAACATTATTTCCATCAATTATCATATCCTTTTCAGAATCAAAAACATTTAAGGACTCATCGACTTGATGTCCATTATCTCTAAAATGTTTTGCTACAATCTTTTCGCCTAACATTCCTAATAGGACTTTTTTATAATCTACTGACATCTTTCCATTCTTTTTTATATACTTTCTCCCAATGTGCTCTGTATTCTCTAACATTAATCATTTTAATGGTGTAAGACCATTCCGTATTGTCTTCAATAATCGTTATGAATAATGTGATTGTTGATGGAGGAACATATGAATCTTTAGCCCACTTAAATAATTTTTGAATATTTCCTTTCTGTCTTAATTTTTTAGAAAATGTTCTAATATCGCAATCATGCCATACAAAGGGATGGTAGCTCAAAATACTCGAGCTACCATGTCCTATATAACCTATATTAAATATGATTAATTTCATTAGTGAGAATCTCCAACGTTATTCTTTTCACCATAAATCAAATAGTCTGGATTAATTACTTTCGCAACTTTTTGTCTTTCACCAGTAACATGTTTGATTACAATTCCTTCATGCGGTACTTTGGTTCCTTCAATGAAATTGTTAAATACAAAACTATCCTGTACTTCTTGGTTCCATAATCCATCATAAAGTACTTCAACATGTGGAAGTTCTAATACGTCTTCAATGATATATTGTGCCAAATCAGTATCAGCGTATCTACCATCGATCGTGATATCGAATCCAGCGAATTTGATATCGGTTAAACCATATTCATAGTTCTTTTGGATTCCTGCACCATAGATTTCTCCATATAGAACAAATCCTCCACCAATCTCTTCGGTATCTCTAGTTTTTACAGCTTCCCATAATTTTTGTTTGATACCATACTCTTCGGCAATAGTTCTCCAAACATCAGTTGAATAGAATCCCTGAGAATCGCTTCCTTTCTCCACGTTATGAGAACCATACACATATTCGTAACCGATCCATTCGTCAGCAAGTCCAAAGAATTTCTTTAATTTATCAAAGAACGATAGTTTATTTTTACGAACAATACCGAAACGTGCATTTGTACCATGTAATTTTCGGGTGATTTGAACCCCATCCTCTTCTGTGAATAATCCAGCAACATTCTTTAAGTTCGGAAACTTATAGTAAACTGTAAAATTCGGGTTAGATTGGTAACGAATCTTTTTACCATTCGCTAATTGCACTTGTTTTACAGGTGGTTCGAACTTAGTAATACCAAGTTCATCCATTAGGTCTCTACCCTCTCTGATACTTGATGCTTTGATATGAATGATTGGAATAATCAAACATTCTGAATAGACTCCACGTAATTTTACAGTACGTACTCTTTGACCTTTACGCAAGTATGAAGTTACTCCCATTTTATCTGACAATTCCTCTGGAATTACAGCATCTGTAGTTGCAATTGATACTAAAGCACCTTGGTTGAATTCACCTTTTTTAGTGACCGCATTCCAACCACCAACAATTGCTAATTCAATGTTATCAGCACCTTTAATTGGTCTGATTTCTGTGATTTGCCCTACATAGCAAACTGAATTTTGATTTTCCATTATATTAATTCAAATTTAGTTATTTTATCTCTACTTTCTTCTTTGTTTATTCCTATTAAATAATTCTTAACATTTCTAACAATTAATTTGCTATAAAATGTTCCAATATATCCTAAAGTTACTTTTTTCTTTTCGGATGGTCTTTGTGTTAAATCAATTTTAGCATTTTTAACATCACTTATTGCGGATAGTATTTGGTTTTTATAGCCTGATTTACCATCAATTAAATTAATGGTTCTTTTAGTTAAAATACCGTCGACAACTATTCTAATTTGATGAGGTTTCTTACCCTTAAGATATGTGATTAAATATTCATCGTATCCAGTTTGTTTAAATCCTTCATCGGTCTTTTCGTATTTTGCGACTTTAAAACTCGTTTCCATACTTATTTAATTAATGATTCTATTTTGTCTGTGAAATCTCCAGCGTAAGTTGTACCTCCAACATTAAATCTGGTTAATTCATTTTCTGTGTAATTTCTTGAGAATGTTTTCCAATCATAAATTGTAAATATCTCATCGTTAAATTCTACGACCCATTCTACTTGAACTTTGTCGTCTCCTGAAGGTTCGTCATATGTAGGTTCTCCTAAAGTTTCTATCAATTGACTATAAGTCGCATTAATATAACCTTTGTGTGATGAACCATTAGTAACTCCGTCTGCTTCTTGAAAATTTAGTACTTTTAAATTTGTTTTCATCTTTATATTGTTTTTAATAACATTTCCATTGTTAATACTCCTGATGCATACATTTGATTTAATTCTTCGTCTGTGTAAGTTCCGTTTGCCATAATGGTTTTGTTTAAATTTGATATGTAAATATAAACAAAAAAATCCAGATTAAAAAATCTGGATTGTTAAATTTATGTTAAAGTTATTAACAATTTTACTTGAATATCTTTCCCACTTCTTCTTTACCAAATTTTGCCTCTAATGCTTCTATTGCCAGTTTTTTATCACTAGAACTTAATGCCTTAAAGTTTGCCTCAATCATACTATTATTTTCAGTCGCACTTTTATATTTTCTACCATCATCAATATATTGAGCGTAGAAATCATATGAAAATGCATACTTTAAGAATTTCTCAAGTTCTGACATGTATTTCCCTTCTAATGTCTTTTTTAAATCAGCAACCTTAGTTTTCTTTTTGTTTAAATAGAATTCCCATGAATCTGTTGTCATTCTCCATTTAGCAGTCATGAACATGTGAATAACATCCCCTTCCGAAAGGGTCACTTGAAATTTAATACCATCACTCGTTGATTGGTCTTGAATATCTTTAATCCATTTTTCGTCATTAGTCGGTAGGACTCTAGAAACTACGAATTTAGCGTCTTGTAATAGTTCTTCAGGAGAACCCCACTTGCCTTTTTCTAATTCTGAATAGGTAGTGTATTTTTCAAAGGTCATTATTGCTTTTTTCATAATCTATATATTATAGTTTAATTTCAAATCTTTGTTTCATTTTGTCCAAGGTTTCTTGAGGAACTCCATGAACATTAACCCCTTCATGTCGATTTTCTACGATTAGGGAAGTTACTCGATAACCATATTGTTCAGCAAGTTTATAGTAAACTTCCATTTCCCATTCTTGAGTGAATGTATTTGAAACTATGATTGCACTATTATGTCCTAGAAACATTGCGCGTTCTACCGAACTTTGACACCATTTATGGGCCTCTTTGATTTGAGTAACGTCGAATTTATATTCTCCATCTCTCATAAAAAACATATCAGCTTCAAAATGAGCAGTTCCGGAACTACCAGCTCCTAATAACACTGCAGTTGTTGATTTCCCACTTCCAGGTAATCCTCTAAGTAATATTAAATTTTTCATTTTTTTAATTTATATAAATTAATTCCTAAAATCAGTACGTTAGTTATAATAACTGGTACTGATTCTAAAATTGAACCATAAGTAATCCATGCAATGCATCCAGCGATATTAACCAATCTTAGTCTTTTAACGTCCGTCATTAAAAAAGAGGAGGATGTTAAGATCATTGCAGCGTATCCAAGTATTTCAATCATTTTTGTTTGTTTTAATTTGATATGTAAATATAAATAAAAAACTCCAGACTAAAAAATCTGGAGTGTTAAATTTATGTTAAATTATTCAACACTTTCGTGTTTCTTAATCTTATGATGTTTTTTATATTCGTTAATAAAGCTTTCGCCAACTCCAATTTCATCAATGATATACTCATCAGGGATTAGGGGCTTTCGGGCTCGACCATTGATAATTCTATCAGGATTTTGTTCATTTAGAAATACTGTCATGTATTTTGTTTTTGAACGTTCTGATTTTCTATAAACTACAACTACCATTATAATACAGTTTCTTCGATGATTGCTTTGCCACGACGAATACGATTTTTAATTGTTTGAAGAGGCAAGTTATGTTTCTCTGCAATTTCTTCGTATTTCATATCATTAATTAAACGGTCTACGATAATACCTTTGTAAGCTTCTTTTAATGAATCGATAGCTTTAAGGGTTCTACCATATTTGTCCATCAATTCATTATCTTCATCGATGAAATCTTGTTCAGTTTTTAATTCGTAATCCTCGAATGCTCCTTGTAATCCAGTTGTGAATTCTCCAGCTTCATTAATTTCTACGCCAAACTCTGATAATTTATCAAGAGATGATTGTTTGTTTCTATTACTAATATGTCCTAATGCATCATTGAATGCAATACGATATAACCAAGTTGTAATTTGGTATTGTGGATCGTACTGATCAATTTTAGTCCACATTTTTGTTAATGTGTTAATGGCAATATCTTCTGCTAATTCTCTATCTTTAACAATTTTGTTAACATAAGAAGTAATTCCTGGTTTAACTTTGTAAAATAAGGCTGTAAAATCAGCGTCTGAACGTGTTTGTAAAAAGTTTTCTGTTAATTCTCTGTAACTTGCCATAGATTTGATTTATTTTGTTTGTTTAAATAATTATAATGTAAATATAACTATAATTTGTGAATAATAAAAATCTTTTTTGTTAATTTTTTGTTAAAGTTATTAACAAGTTATTAACATTTTACTGGTTAACTTCTTCGAACAATTCAATAAGCTTTGTTACTTCAACTGGTCTGTACTCCCAATTATCGCATGCACAATTAATTATTCTTGTTTTATGGTCTGTTTTATATTTAGAACTAGGATGTCCTATAATAGAATAAGATCCTTTTGATTTTCTTGGCCAATCTGTTAATGGCCAATACGACATTACAACGTTCGCTTCAGGATGCTCTTCAATAGAGTTATATAAAAAGTCTATATCATCAAATCCTAGGGTCATCGCGATGTCGGCTGTTGCCTTATCATATTCACCACTAATAACTATAATATCTCCGTTAAGGTGCTTGATAAATACTTCTGATGTTTCAGGATCCCATGCAAAGTTACCAAGAACATATACAATATCTTCAGGCGAAACTACTGAATTCCAAGCATTAAGAAGTTCTTGGTTCATTTCATTTAAAGAATCGAATGGTCTTTTATATGCTTTGATCGCCCCTGGTCTACCAAATTGCTGGTTTGATGTTACAAATACTTTCATTTATACGATTGCAAATTTTACATTAAAATTATCCCACAAGTTTTGTAGGAATCTTTGTTCACTAATTGCGGTTGAGCCATTTACTATTTTACCCTCATCTGATGTGTCGATAAACATAAAAATAACAAAATCATAAGCAGTTGAATAAATTAAAGATTGTCCGAACCCTTCTCTAAGAGAGGCTCCACGATCACCTTTTTTAAATTCAATAGCAATGCTTACTCCATCGCTTTCAAGTGTCATATCTGGTCGGTTTGCAGTACCCATGAATTGTATATTTTTCACGGTTGTATTTACATTACCCTCCCATTTAATCATTGTTCTTGCCTTTTCTTTGGCAAGACCCCTGCTAAAGCCTTTTTTCTCCATAACATACTCTGTTAACTGAGTAAGAAGGTGAGGATAAATAAATTGCTTTATTTTATCCTCACTCTGAGACTTATAATCAATTGTTTCGAATATATCACGTGTAGTGATTCCTTCTAGGATAGCTTCTAGCAGATCTAATCTTTTTTTAGATTTACTTGCTAGTTTCATAGTATTATTTTGTTAGTTCTTCAACTTCAACAGTTGGTTTAGAATCCTTTTCAATTGCAATGTCTAATTCTGCTAATTCAACATGTTTTTGTTGAACAACTTTATTATCGTCTGCTGTTTGTTTTAAGGCTTCTGAGATTTGAGCTCCTACGTTTGTTAATAATCTAGTGAATGTTCTGGCTGATTCAATACCAGTTCCTGAGATGTTAGTCAATACTGTGTAAAGCGTATTAAGTTGCATAGAATTCAAAAGAATTACGGAAGTTTTTTCTTCTGCGTTTGCATTGATTTTTTTCTGATCAGTAATTGAATCATAAAGATTAATCAAGAAAGCAGCATTTTTAATGTTCCACTCATAACTCTTGTCAATTTGTTTTAAAATTGCATTAATGTTTTGTGTGTTTTCTAAATTTACAGAATATTCTCTAGTTGCTAATTCTGTTTGTGCCTCGTTAACTTCAATTTCTAATTGAGCACGTAGGTCTTTTAATTGACTTAATGTTTTTGCTTTCGCCATTGTTATTTGTTTTAGAGTTTATATATTATTAAAAATTTTCATTAGTTATTTTACAATCAAAATCCAAAAAGTTTCTAAATTGTTCATTGTCTGCATTAATTCTTCGATCTGTTTCATCGTTTTTATCAGCTCGAACACCTAAGCGTTCCCTACGGGTTTCTTCGGCAATGTCTAAGTATATAACAAACAATCTGTTTCGATAATCTGCATGTAAAAGAGTGACTGCCTCTGCATTCAGAATCATTACATCACATCTTTCAAATTCATCTTTGGTTAATCCATACTTCCAACCATTAAAATCCTGCCATTCTACGAATTCTCCTCTTTCAATTTTAGATTCAAATTCTTCTGGCGTTAAATAGTAGTAATCTTTTCCATGTACTTCGCCTTCTCTAGGAAGTCTGGTTGTGCATGAAACTCCATAGACCATTCCACGGTCCATCATTCTTTTTCTTAGGTAATCTTTACCTGTTGCCGCAGCTCCGACAATTGCAATTTTTCCGTTCATTCTGTTATTATATTGTTAATCCAATCGTTTAAGTTATTTATAGGCTTCCATTCTAATAAAGTTTCAGTATCTGATGGAAATTCTTCACTTGCAAATCTTTCTCCCATTCGTTCAGGTATTAGGGTATATGCGCTATTGAACATATTTGCTAATTCTATCATTGAAACATTAGTACCAGATCGTAAATGCCATTCATGATTCATTGCTGGATCTTTTTCGGCAGCTTTAATAAGTCCACTTACAATATCATCAACATGTGTAAAATCTCTTGTTTGAGTTCCTGGGGAAACTACGCTTAATAATTCTCCGGCGCGATATTGTCTTTCAAAGATTCCAACAACTGTCGCGTAATCGCCCGATGTTATTTGGCCAGGACCATAAACATTAAAGAAATAACATATCTCATAATTTAAACCGTACCAATTGCTATAGTTCTTGATTAGTTCTACCATTTTTGATTTCATCCAAGAATATGGGCTCAAATTCTCATCCTTACCGTCATTTCCAAATTTACTTGAACTTGCTGAATAAATAAGTTTTGCATTCCATTTTCTACAAAGCTCAAGAATTACAGGTGTTCCTGACAGAATACTACGATGAACGAAATCAATATCTTCAAACGATTTAACAATTCTACTATATTCTCCAAAATGGAAAACTGTATCGAATTCTCTGTTTCTTAAAATATGGTCGGCTTCCCAAGTATGCCCATGATAATATTCTACGTCGGAGACATGATTCTCTTCCTTTCCTGTAAAATAATTATCTAAGCTAACTATTGTAGAATCCGGATGGGATTCTTTAAGTTTTTTAATTAGAGAAGATCCGACAAAACCAGCTCCTCCTGTTACAAGTATGTTTTTCATATATTTTATTTGTTCCATTTAGGGTCGTACCAAAATCTTCGACCGCCTTTATCAATTATTGTTGCCATTCCAGTGACTCCATAACATTGCATGAATTCTCTCCAGCCCATTTTAACATCTTCAAGAGTTTCGAATTGAAATGGATTTTTCCAATCTTTGAGTTCTCCACCTCCTAATAAATAGGCTTTGCTTGGAATTTCTCGACATAATGAATATAATTCAGAGTGTTTTGTTAAGGCTTCTCTTGCAGAAATGAATGGATCTACATCAACTCGATATAAAATCTCAGCTCTAAGATAATTACCGATACCATTAAACCATCGTTGATTCATTAAAACCTCGTGAATCGGCTTGTCAAAATCTTTTTTATGTAAGTTATCTTTGATATTTCGAACAAAGTCCTGAAATTGCACAGTTGGATCTGGTCCACGATCTTTATTCCAATTGCCCCATTTCCAATTCCCAAATCTACGAACATCAACAAAATCAAGAGTACCATCTTCAGATACAAATTTTAAATGTGAATGTTTTGAAATTGTTCCAGGAGGGACCCAATTAAAATGACCAGCCATTCCCATACCCATCATTAAGTGATAAACCTTTTTATCTAGAGCATTTGTTGGAACTGATGTTATTTCTAATCTTAATTCCTTTCCGCGGCTTTCGGCTGAAAGTACAAATGGGAAATCAATCTCTTCAAAAATATCGGCTCCTTTATGAACTGGATTCTTTTTGATCTTTGTGAAAATTCTGCCATTTCCTTCTTGATTAATGTAATCCGCGGTAAGTCTTAGTTCTGCTAATTCTGGCATATTTTGTTTTTAAAAGTTACCTTCTGCTACTTGAAAACAAGGAACTCCATTATCTCTCCACATTTTAACAACCTTGTCTCTATCATCAAAAGCGCAAATAATGTTATGTTCTTTTTTTCTTAAATCATCTAACCATAATTTTTTTAATTTGTCATCAGGTACATAGCTACCATGACGACGCATTTTAATCATGTCTGGATAGATTCCGAAAGAAGCCAGCCATTCAATAGTTTCATTAACGCTAATATCGTCTCTTCCACTGAAAATTACAATACAATATTGTTCAGTTAAAGCCTTTAAGACTTTAATAACTGGATGATTTGGTTCATCTAATTTAATATTTTCAGGTGCAAAGAAAACATCCCAATCCATTTTTCCATCAGGTTTGGTTGCTAAAGCACGTCTTTTATCGATGTTTGCTAAAGTTCCATCAAGATCAAAAATTACAGTCTCCATTACTTTTTGTTGTAAGATGTTGATGCTTTAAATAAAATTGAGAATAAAAAGTTTATTCCCATTGCTTGCCAAAATCCAATTGGGTGAATTCCGTCGACTGCGGGAACTAAACATCCATTCCATAATAATTGTACTGGCCATGCCAATAAGATTGCTGCGAAGATTACCAAGGCGATTCCACCTAAAATCATTCCGATTCCTGTTGCTAATTTTTCCATAATGATTATATTTGTTCTTCTAATTTTGTTTCAATTAATAAATAAGTTCCAACTTCCGATTGTTTTACAATTCCTGTTGAAATAATTGATTTGGCGATTTCGATGTTTTGAGCTGCTATTAAGTTTAATGTTTGCTCCATATAGATTACTTTCATATTACGCTTGAAATTTACCATTAAAAAATAAAATATTTTCGTCGAACTTGTCGATGATTATGTTAAAATAATCGTCATTGTAGTCCATAATATTGCAGTCTAGAATTGTATATGCAATTTTGTTATTGTCTAAAAAACTTGCAAAATTATTAGCGTTAAGACTTTTTGCGGCATTAAGAATGTTTGTAATTGTTGTCATGATTTCTTTGTTTTAATTTGATATGTAAATATAATCATTTTGTTTTGAACCCGAAACTTTTTTGTGAATTATTTTTAAAAAGTTATTAACAATCCTCTCCCTTACCTTTATGCTTGGTTTTCTTGTAATATTTCTTTTTATTTCTATGAGGAGTTGGTACCTTTAAGGCATCGAACCATTCTTCTAGAGTAAAATTGATCTTTGTAAGTTTTTTCTTTTCCATTTTGTTTTAATTTGATATGTAAATATAAACAAAAAACCTGACATGGTAAAACGTCAGGTTAATTTTTTTTAAAGAAGTTATTAACAATTATGATCTTAAATCAACAACATAATGTTCGGTTGTTCTCCATTTTTCTAAAGATGACGCTTGTTCTAATGTTTTAAAAACAAATTTGTGACCCTCTCCAAATTCAGAAATAACCAAATCCATAGTTGAACCCTTGTCATTACCTGCGAATGTTATCTCATTATTTTTATAAGGACCAAATTGACCCTCTTTAAGAAACATGTTAGGTTTTCCAGGTGCTTCAAGATTAATTCCATCTTTTGTTAAAAGCCATCCATAGAATTGATTTTCATTTCTTTGGTTTTTTGCCTTAGTTCTAACTTCAATTAAGTTTTTTCTAGGAATAACTTGTACAATGACTGCATTGTTATCAATTCTTCCTAATTTTTTTGCGCCTTCTGCGACTTCTACTGCTTGTTTGTAATTCATAATAATAAATTTTATTTTTGGATGAGGGTTTCAAGGTACCTCACTCTTCTACCTTTTTTATTGTTATCTAATTAATATATGTAAATATAATCATTTAGTTTCAAATCTGAAAACTTTTTATGTTAAATTTATGTTAAAGTTTTAGATTTTAAATTGCTAAAATTTGATATGTAAATATAATATATTTTTTTGACGCGGTAAAATGTTTTTTGACTTTTTTTCACTAGGTCGTTAAATAAATATATTAACCTAAAAATATCTATAGAATCATGGCAAAGAATGCAACTGGTGGTGCTTTTACTGAAACACCAAAAAAGAAAAGAAAAGGAGTTCACGCTAAAACTAAAACTACAAAGAATAAGGGAGCTGACAACTACAAAAAATCAAACAAAGGCCAGGGTAGATAACCTTGGCTTTTTAATTTTTGCTAACTAGATATTTTTCGTAAGATCCATCCAATTTTTTATTCGGAAAATAATAAGATTTGAATTTATTACCATTCAAATAAATAATCTTGCTAAATCCTACAGGTATCATTGCTCCAGTTGTTAACCTGGTTGAACCTACGAAATCAACATAAATCTTAATTGTTACCTTATTATTAATTGCAAGTTCCTTCTCGTATGATTCTAACACCTTCCATTGACCACGGTTTAGGTCTTGATGCTGTAACGAACAATTAACATATGAAAATGTTAATTTTAAACTAGAATACTCACAGTTAAAATCTGCAGCGGGAGCCATGTGACCTTTATCCCAAACGTTATACGCATAATCTGCATCATCTGATGTATGAATTCCATTTGGTCTATAGAAATTTAAACCAGTGCGTTCATAATGTTTCTTTGAGTTCATATTACACGCAACAACATAAGTTATTTCTAAAGGTTGTTCAAAATCCTGAGAATAAACTATTGAATAGACAGAATTATTGATTGTAACATTTTTTAAGTTTGGAGAAGTTATTCCAAGAGAAAGAAAGGCTACAATCAATAATAAGGGCAATGAAAATATTTTCACTATTTTTCTGTGTAATTTTTGTTTAAATCAGCAGTTGATGTTGATGTAAAAGTTACCGTGTTTGGATTTCCTGTTCCGGTATGCCAATCACAGTATGGTACATTAATCGGCTGATTCGGAGTAAAAGGTTGATACGGCTGAGCAGGATACGATGGTATTCCTGGGCCAATCCATTGATTTTGGTTTGGACTTGGTAACCATTTAGTAACTTCAGTCTTTAATAAGACAACAGCTTCTTCAGCACTTATTAGTTTTTCGTCTAATAATCTTTGTACTATTGATTCTCTAGTTGGCATGATTTTCAAATTTTTCAAGATAGAATCCAACATCGTTAACTCCTACGAATCTTTCAAGTTCGGTTCCATTCTCATCGATTAATAATACTGTTGGAATATTTCGGATTCCATACTGTTGTGTGATTTCTTGATTTTCATCAACTAAGATTTTTTCAACAGTAATATTTGCCTCGGCAACTAATTCCATTTTTGGCGCTAATTGTTTACAAGGTCCACACCATGGTGCGCTAAAATAAAGGTATTTCATGATATATTGATTTTAGTATTATATATGAATGTTTTAAAAAGTTTACATATCAAGAAAACTACCAGATCCTCCTTCAAATTTAACTTTAATTGCTCTATCGAATCGTGATTCAAGTTCTTGAATTGCATCTATTAATGGTTTTAAATCTAATTTACCTTCTTTATTTGCAGCTCCTAATTTATCAGCGCTTTTCTTAACTCCGGCAATGGAGTCATTAACAACAGTCAGACTTTTTTGAATTCCATCCCCAGCTTTTGCAGCATTTTCACTTTGTTTATCGGCAACTTTTTCAAGATTAGTAATGGTTCCTGTTAATTGTTTTACAGCTTCCATTAATTTTTCAGCTAAAATTGACATTGCAGATTCTCCTTTATTTTTTGCCAAATCTGTAAGAGATTTAAACATATCAGTTGTAGCCATTATTGCCTTTATATTCATTGCCTTACTTGCGTTAGCGATTCCAGTATATGAACCTGCAATGCTTCTAAGAGAAGTAGCTTGTGATTTAAAATCATCAACATCAATATCATCATGCATTTCTGACAAAGCTTGAAATCCTTTTATTGACATTATAGCTCCGGCATTAATCATTGAAAATCCTCTACCTAAATTTAATAAAGGTGCTGCTAATTTATTGATACTAGGGGCGATTACGGCAAGTCTTTCGATCATTTCAATAGGCGAAGGCTGATCTCCTCCAAAAAGTTTACCAATACCATCTAAAATTCCTCCGATAATGTTTCCAATACCACCTGCAATACTTGATCCAGCCATTGCTGCAGTAAATACTAAGAAAGCTCCACCAAGCGCCGCAATACCGACTGCTAATCCGATCATATTTCCAACACCGATTTCATTTTTGAATCGGGCAAAAACATCAATCATTCCGTTCATCGGAGCTAATAACATTGAGGTAAATCCTTGAGCAACTGTAACAAGTGAAGGCATAACCGGAGCTAATCCAGAAAGGATCCAACCAACTGCTAATATTGTAATTGCCGCAACAATAATACCAAGTGCTCCTAGTAATAGGGTTGCTGGTGTTAATGCAGCAACAGCAAGTCCCATTATAACAATGGCTCCTCCAATAACTCCAAGAGCAGCAGCAACATTAATACTCCACTCTAAATGTGGTGATATCCATGATGATGGTCCATATGATAAAATCCATCCAACTGCAATTATAGCAAACGCAGTAACTACAACTCCTATTAGTGCTTTAAATAAATCACCAATGCTCATACTTGATAGAATTTTTCCGGAAAGATATAACGCTGCACCGAAAATTACCATGGCAAGTCCGGCTTTTAATGTCCAATCAGCTTCCGGTGCTTTATAAACATCAGGAAGAGCTTGAAAAATCCAAGCAGCTGCAAGAACTCCAAATGCAACAATTGGAAGTGCAATTGCCATAAAGAATAATTCTTTAACGCTCATTCCTTTGATTGCTTTTGAAACTATATAGAATGGAATTGCAAATATTAATAGAGAAAAACCAGCTTTAAGAACCCATAAAGGATCTGGCGCAAGATAATCAGAAATTACGCCTAATCCTTGGAATATAAGAGCTGTACCTAAAATCCCGATTGCAAGAATTGGAATTGCTATAGCACCATATAAAAGTTCTTTTGGGTCTTTTATTCCCCTTATTGCTTTCATAATAAAATAAAATCCAACAGCATATAAACCAATTGCAAATGCAGATTTAAGAACCCATAAAGGATCTGGTGCCATATTTGGATCTACTGCTGGAAATATTCTAAATATTAAAGCAACTCCTAAAATACTAAGTGCCATTAATGGGATTGCAATAGCACCGTACATAAGTTTTTTTGGGTCTTTTATTCCCTTTATTGCTTTCATAATAAAATAGAATCCTACTGCGTATAATCCAATTGCAAATGCAGATTTAAGAACCCATAAAGGGTCTGGAGCTTTTAAATCTCCATCACCTGGCAATAACATAAATGCGTATGCTGCTCCAACAATACCAAGTGCCATTAATGGAATTGCGACTGCTGCAAATATAAGTTGTTCTTTTTTAAGATCTTTAGTTGCTTTTAAAATCAATGAATACGCAAAAGCAGCAGGTACCATGATAACAGCGACTGCTAATGCTAATAATAATTGAACTGGATTAACCATCGGCATTAATGTAAATATTGCACCACTTAAAACAAGTGAAATTGCAATTGATGCCATTGCTAGAGTTGTTGCTCCTGCAAGTGCAAACATCGATTTTGGATTGCTCATATCTGCGCTGGATCCATTCGTTCCGATAATGTCTCTAGAATTTCTACCGAGAACTTCGGCGATTTTAACAAATGTCGGTGCTATAAGTGCAAAAATACCAGCTACAGCTAACACTGTAAATAACTGTCTAAGAGTGATCTTTGGTACTAATGTAAATAATGCAGCGGCTCCAACAATTGCACCGGCAACGCCGACAATCATCAAGGCAGTTAAGCCAACATCTTTTGCTGACATTGGTGTAAACATTCCTCCTCCAGGACCTCCTTTGGATCCAACTCCTTTTTCTAATGTTCTGTTCTGTTCTCTTAAAATGCTTCTAATATCGCTTAATATTGTAGTTTGCTTTTTAAGTTCATCTCCAGTTTCGGCTCCTGTTCTACCATTAGCACCTCCTAAAATAACCTCGCTTATTTGCATTAAAATAGCGGTGGTTGCTTCAGTAGCTGCTTGTATTTTATTTAAGGGGTTTGTTAATAATGTAACTTGTTTGTTATTGCTGGTCACGTGCGATTCTATTTTTTTAAGATAAACACTTGTTCTCTAGGATTATATATCTCAATAAAAAAGGGTCCGATTAGGGACCCTCTATTTATTTAAGATTTGGCATTTTCATGTTAGGCATTTTCATGTTTGGCATCTTCATACCGCTCATGGCTCCTGACGTTGCATCATTCTGCCCTTGGTTCTGTTTATTCTCCTCCTTGATATGTTCTATTAAATCCTTAACTAAATAATGGAACTCATAATACTCAAGGTTTTCAAGTTCACTTGGTTGAATATGTAATTTAAGATAAATGTGAAATTTAACCTTAAAGAAGTTCGCCAGCGATATCTTGAACAACGAAAAGAGATTTGATGCCGTCACGAAAGGTGATGGGAACTTCCTCCTCCTCGTCCCCTAACTGTACTAGCATATTTGGTTGAACTCCAATTTTCATCTTTTCAGCCAATGTATACACTAAATTGTATTTTTTGTTTGACCATCCGTTTAATTCAATTTCAAATTCAAAGATAGTTTTATCACTAAAACCTCTCCAGTCCTTATTCAAATAAGGAATAATTTGAAGAATTGATTGGTCGACTTTTTGACCTTTTTGTTGCTTTTCTTTAATATAAGCAGTAATCTTTTGCATAACTCCGATAACAGGTGGAGTCATTTCAATTGTTCCAAAAGATTTCGTTTCAATCATAAATGATTTTCTTTCTGAATCATAATACTTGTCTAATTCAGTTGGAATTTTAAAGTATTGAAAGAATTCTTTTTTAATTTCAATTTCGTGCTTTTCTCCTTTTTTCGACATGTGATCGATTTTAAGGTTAGATTCTGGCTCTGGAAATGTTAAATCTCTAATTGATAAAATAATGTAAAATCTATCCTCTTCAAGAATATCTTTATAAGACAATCTTTTGTTTGCTGAAGTTATTCTAATACATGATTCTAAAATTTGATTTAATTTTTCATCAATATCTAAAACATTGGTTTCGTCAATTGTTGAGAAATGTCTGATCTCAGTTACCTTTGCAGATCTAATTGAAATTTCGGTCCCTTCAGGATAAAACATTCCACCAGATGGTAGTGAAATTGTAGGAATAGTATGGTAGCCTAAATGGAAATCTGCACTTTCTGCTTTTTCTCCAGTAAATCTTTCCATATTAACCCTTCCTAAATTAACGGGCTCTTCATAGGTTTCTTGAGATTCGTTAGATTGAACCATATTTCTGTATTGGTCTTCTAAGTTGATTTCGTTTTCGTTACTTTCGTTACTCATAAATTATTTGTCTTTAAGTTTTTTAATATCAATTTTTTCGAAAGGCTTGATACTACTTGCCTTTTTTTCGATTTCTTCTCTAATAACATCTCTAATAAAAGCAGAAATTGAAATAGGTCGTTGACCCGTTTCAATTGCTTCATTTAGGATGATTCGATTAATCAAAGATACCTCGTCTTCTGACAGAAGAACTTGTAACTTTTTTGTTAATTTATCCATCTATATATTATATTATCATTATATTATGTTTTTGTTTCATAAAAAAATGGGGAATAATTAAAAACTATTCCCCAAAATTATAGAATAATTATGCTAGAACTTCTTTCCAAGCGTCGCATCTAAAACCTACTTCTAAAGTAGCAGCATCCGGAGATTCATAGCTTAATTCAGCGGTAAATCCTAAACCTGAAATGATTTGACAATCTTCTAAAGTTACGGTTCTAAAAATATCTCCAGCTCTGTTGAACTGTACGATAACGATAGTACCTACGTAATCTTTTTTAAGTCCCATAGCACCAGTGTTTGGGTCGTATCTTAAGTTATACCATTGTCTCATTGATTTATAAAGGTAAGCTTGGTTTGCTTCATTTAAGTTTAATGAGAAGTTAACTGTTACGTCTACTGATGTGTTATCAGGAGTACCTGCGAACGATCTAGTTACGAACTTATATTTTTGTTCAATAGCACCAACTTCTTTATATAAATCTAATCCTGAGATTGAATTAATATGTTGAAGCATAAGTGGCGCATCCGAAACACCTTGTGGTGGAAGAATTGTAACTTCGAACAGGTTAGCCTGAACTGGTTCGAAATTTCTACCTTTTCTAGACGTTTGGTCTTGATTATAATGTGGTAAAGCCATGTTTATTAATGTTTTATTTTTTTATATATCTAATTAAGCTAGGTTACCTGATTGAATTTCACCAGTATTTAGAATTGTTGTTCTATGAACTACGATTTCTAAACCTTTTACCGGTTCAACATAAGTATCAATAATACCCATATTGTTATCAATAACTTCGTTAGTATTGTTAGATTGATCCATTACGTTTTTAAATTCGTAAACTCCACCGTCTTGTTTAACACCTTCTAAGAATGAATCTGCTAAAGTTTTAATTTCAAGTCTAGTTTGAACATTGTTAAATTCAAATACGTAATCTTTAAGAATATCTGCCATACCATCTTGGATATAAATAAGGGCTTCTCTAACGTGAGCTGAAGAAAGCGCAGATTTAATAGATTGTTGTGCAGTTTTGTTTCCTAAGATCGTTAATCCAGTTCCTCTTTGGAATACAATTGGATTGATTCCGAATGGCTCTAGAACGTCTCTATCATTTTTATCAAATGCATATTCAGTTCCTTTAACATTTGTACCAGATACAACGCCACGTCTTGGACCAGCAACGATTGACCAAGGTAAAGCGTTAGTGTATTTGTCCATGTAATTGTTTGAAACGTAAGCAGCTGCTGGAACAATAATATCTTTTCCATTGTCGCTTACGATTAAACCAGGTCCGTAGTAGAACGCGTAGTTTGCTCCTTCAGTGATACTTGGTAAAGAGTAAACTTTTGTAGGGTTCTTATCTTGATTACCTCCAGTTGCAATATAAGCTGTATTAAATACTCCTTCTGAATCAGTAAATGATGGATCAAATGATTTTTTAAAATCTTCAATAGTAGGTGCATTTAAAATAGCAGATGCATTTTGTCTGTCTTTTGCTAATTGAGAAAGATTACGTTTGTTATTTAAACCGTTAGTGTCGAACGAAGTAAATGTATCAACAATATATCTAAAATCGATCATGTCTTTATCTACTAATGCCTCATATAAACCAATACCGCCTGAAAGAACAGATAAATATTGGCTAATAGTTTTAACAGTAATCTCAGCTTTTGGTAAAACAAAAGTTTTGTAATGAGCAGATGCATTTTCAAAAGATTTAATAATTCTATCAGAATAGTCTGGCGTAATGTCTGTAAATACTTCGAAAATAGTTTTCAAATTATTATTTGGATCAATTTTCTTAGAAATTCTACTAACTCTTGCAAGTCTACCAGCTGTCGCTGAATCTACATAATCTCCAGGTACTATTGGGAATGAAAACGCAGGATTAAGATTTGAAATAGCTGATGTTAAATAAGATACTGTAAAACTAGTACTTCCATTTAAACCTGCTGTTAAAACTCCATTGTAGTTATCTCCAAATGTATATTGTGTTACTCTACTATTTGAAACATGTAAGAATTCTAATTCTCCTGTAGTTCCAGATAGAGAAGAGTATGATGTACTAATGTTTGCGTCGCATTCAATAGTAATTGTTCCTAATGCTGGTGAAAGACCAACTGCTGGAGTAGTTTCTGCCCACGGTAAAGTGTTTGTAATTAATGTATATTCGTTAGCAACTGCAGATAATAAAGAATCTTCTCCTTCAACCGCCTTAAGTGCTTCAACTTCAGTAATATTATCAATTACCAAAGTATCTCCATTAACTGTGATTGTTTCATCTCCGGTTAATTGGATTGGGTGGTGTACATGTACATCTTGGCCAACTACATGTGATAACAATTCGAAATCTTGGGTTTCATCTGCGATGTGACCAATAAAATCAACTTTAGTTCCGTTTTCGTCAAGTACTGCATCTTCATCAACAGCACAGAATAAACCAGTTCTTCTAGCTTCAGCGTTAACGATTGATTCAATATATAAGTTTCTACCTTCAAGATCTTTAAATCCTGGTAAAATAGATCCAGTGTATTGTGCGATTAAGCTAACTTGTCTTAAGTTTGCAAATTCGTTTAATTTAGATTTAATTAATCCTGTTGATGTAAAGTATGCTGAATAAATTGGATCGTTTGCCATTACAGCAGCGTCAAATTCTCCTTTAAATACAAATACGTCAATCATAAAATCTGACATTCTGTCAAATTCGTTTAAGTATTCAGGAACATTACCTTCACCGTACCATTCTCTTGCAGTTAAATCAAATTCTTTAACTGAAGCAGCTTGTCTTACAATAACAGTAATTGAATCTTGTTTAATGTTTACGAAATTTAATAAGTTGTTGTCTCCGTTTCCAATTTCTGCTAAAGTTGCAGAATCTGAAGGTGTCATAAATTTATCATTGTCGAAAAATTTATCATAATCACCAGTTCCAGATACTGAAGTATTACCATCAATAGAACCATTAGTTGAAATCGATTGGTAGTACGTAATATCATCTTCTGTCTCGAATTTCGCCAAGTTCAATGCTAAGATTGGACCTCTTGAAAGAGCTTCGATACAAGATCTGTGGAAAAACATTCCCTTTTTTTCTAATCCTTTATCAATTGAACCAAAAACATTATTAAATGTTTCTTGTGAATCAATTAAAACTGGAGTGTTGTAAGGTCCTTTTCTAGAGTGACCTACTACTAATCTAAGAGTCTCAACGTTAATGTTCGCTGTTTGAGATTTGTCAAACTCAAGTCTATAAACTCCTGAGCTCTTAAAATTTAATAATTGCGGACTTAGTGCCATAATTTTAAGTGTATTTTTTTTCTTTTATTATATATCCTTTTTTTAGACGGAGATTACAATAAATCGTAAATATCGTATTGCATATCACCTTGAACATCACTATCTTTAAATAAGATTTTTTCCATTAATTCGTGTTTTTCAGGTTCAATAACATCCAATAATTCTTCGACATAGTCTGCGTAATCTGTTGTTCCAAAAAATTCAGTTGCAGTAATACAGGTCATGATAGTATCATCTTTTCCCATTTGAGCTGCGTAACTTCCATTCTTAACAGTACCAAAAAGACTGGCCTCTTGAACTGTTGTTATATCATTTATTTTAATTCTGTTTGTTTCGATCAATTTTTTAAAGTTTTGGCAGAAAATTGCCTTATTATCAGATTTAAGTTTAAGGCCAGCTTTAGGAACTTTTGAATCATGCCTGTGTTTAAATCTTAGCACCATTTCGTCCTCAAAATCATTTCTACCTGGAAAAACTGTTGAAAGATATTGTAGCAAAATACTTCCATATGTATTAAACTCTATAATCATTTTAACGTTTTCCGAGTTAAAAACATCAATTGCTAAAGTATATAATATTTTTGCAAAATCTTCAATTGGATGTTCATTACTTCTAAAAACTGCAACTTGATTAATCATAAAGAAATCGTACATTGCACCTGGTGTGATATATCCTTCAATGTGTTTATCTGACATTGGTTCAACTTCAAACACGTTAATCACTGAGTAATCCCCACCGTTTCCTTCGGCAATATCTACAGAAAATAAATAATATCTGTCAGATTCAGCAGCTGCTTCAATATCGAAATCTGGATCAAACGCTAAAAATCCTTCAGTGTCCATGTGTATATTCTCAAAATCTTCAAGATCATGCCATACAAATTTCTTTGCATTTTTACGGATACTTTTCATAGTACCTGGACTCAGCAATAAACTTGATGAACTTGTAAATTCATTTCCATATTGTCTATTAAATGCGTCCTCTGATCCAAGGTTTCCAAGTTCTCTTTGGTACCATGCATCATCTCGATCCGGATGCTGCCACCAATCGATTCTGGTTGCTTTATATTCGTTTTTTCCTTGTTCAGCATCGGCAAAGATTTCATAGAATTTATTAAATCCATTTGGTGTAGAAGTAATATTGATTCTTGAAATTTTAGATGCAGAAAGTGTAGGATAAACGTTTTCATAGAATGAATCCACGATTGTTGGGTGAACGTGAGCAAACTCATCAAGATATAAATTGTGAATTGTAAAACCAATACCAGATTTTGCAGTTGTTGACTGTCCAACCAAACGACAACCATTATCAGATCTAACGTTCATAACGTCATATTTGATAATTCCCGGTTTCATAAAGAATGGTAAGTTTTCAATAACTACCTTTGCTTTGTCGATAATCTCCTTTGTTGATTCAGATTTATTCGCTAGTAATAATGTAGTTTTGTCATAATTAAATGTCAAGTACCATGCATTAAAAATAGAGGCGGTTACGGTTTTACCCATCTGTCTGGATGCCAATACAATATTAAATCTATTATGTTGGAAATCTCTTAATAAGTCCTTTTGATATTCTCTAAGTTTTACTTTTTGAACCCCGTTATCGGTCATTACTACAGCATAGGTTTCAGCAAAATATACAATATCGTTTGCACATTTTGCTAATTCTGCGATTTCAGCATCTGTATATTCAAATACAATATTACCTTTTCTTAGAAATTGTTTACCTTCATAAAATGGAAGACTCACTTGTGGTCTATAACCTTTATCAAGAGCAACTACTAAGTCATTAACTATTTTCGTCGACCATATTAGTTTCTGAGAATCTGCATTTGCATCTTCGCTTGGAATCCATTTATTGTCTCCTACGTAACCATCATTTGCCATATTATTCTGTAATTTCTACGTCCTCGATTTCATTTTCGTTATCATCAATTCCGGCTCTAATCATTCTCATTAGGTCTTTTGAACCTCTTTGAATGTTTCCAGAAGATGAATCTCCACCTGAAGATTCGATTTCTCTAATATCGTCTTTTTTACGGTAGATTTCAATATCTCTAGCAATTCTTTTGGTACTTTCTTCAGTTGCCATTAGATACATTGTTTGAGATTTAATTATATCTAGCATTGATTTTTGAAGAGTTGCAAGAACTTCAAACATTCTTGGTGCAACTTCTCCATCTTCAATTGCTTCTAACAGGGTTGTTAGTGCTCTTTCACCGGCTTGTAATTGATAAACTAATGAACTCATTGTCATTTCGTCCAT